GAATAACCCCTTCGGGGTCCCTTTCAGGGGTGAAGGGCCCCTCGGGGCGCATATTAATCTCTAATAATAATAATTATGGGAACTGTTCTTTATATTAAAGATTTCCTACGTATTGCAGATGTAGATCTGCTGTATGAAGGATTAAAAAAGTTAGAAAACGAAATATGGGAAGAAGCTGATGTCCAATCAGGTCTTGATACAGAAAAACTTCAAAGAGTCGAAGATGTCAGGTGTTCGATTCTTAAACATCTTGAATATGAACCAAAGGAGATCCGAGATGCGATACAGTTGGACAAACTTACCAATTCTTAGATGGTTTCTAAGCTATTGGGGATGCCCTTATTGGCATTTCTACGACCCAAGAGATTGGGAAGATTATGAAATGACATTAACCCTTAAAAAACATCATCCTATTAGATATATATGGTTTACTTTTTTATGTATTATTGATGAAAAAGTAACTAAAATAAAGGACCGTAATAACTATATTAATAACGATATTCCTTTTTAATATTATGGAAAGACCTAAACAAGAAATCATTGACTATATGGTTGCATTACAAATGGCTGGTGTAACACACATGCTTAATGCAGGACCATTGTTAGAAGATGAGTTTGATATGAACCGATATGAAGCAAAGAAAATAGTTATTGATTGGATGAAAAACTGCGGTAAATACCTCAAAGAGAAAGGATTAGTATGATCGTTGATGAAACAGTAAAAAACCTTGATGCACTCAAGGACCGTTATGTACCAGAAGCTAGAGCCTCATACAGCCCTGTTAGTCATTACGACTACATGTATGAGCTTCATAACCATCTTCAAACACAAGGTTGTGAGATCTTGAATGAGCGTTACACGCTGATTGCTGACAAGCTTGATAAAGAAGATGAAAACAAAACACCTGGACTGATCATGTTCGCAAAGATCGGTATTGCCTACAAAGATCACCAGAATGAACGATTCACATATAACTTCGGTGCAATTAATTCACACAACACCAAACACGCTATCAAGCTATTTGCTGGTGCGGAGTTTGGTTTGTGCAGTAACGGCATGATTTGGGGTGCGGAATACACCACGAATCAACGTCATCAGGGCGCAAACATTATTCAGTCGGTGCGTAGCATGATTGAAAGTGGATACAGCCACGTTCAGCTACAGCACAAGAAAATGGATGATGCAGTAGCCGTTATGGAGAAGATCGGCATTCAGCGTGAACGTGCGGCAGAACTTGTAATCGATGCTTGCAAAGAAAAAGCGATTGCTCCTTCAGCCATTGAGCCCGTTTGGGATCATTGGGAACAAAGGACTCCAGAAGGTGAGTTATTTCCAGAACGGAATATGTGGAGTCTTTACAACGCATTTACTGAAAAGTTCAAAGATGAACGGATCAATAATGTTTATACCAAAAATCGGAAGTTGAATAACTTCATCACCAATACTCCTGAATACATGGAAGAATATTATGGGTCTTGATATGTATGCTCAGTCAGTCAATAGCAATGGAAGTAACGAAATTGCTTATTGGAGAAAACACAATCGTCTTCACGGATGGATGTGTGAAAAATGGTTAGACCAAAACCCTAATAAAGATGATTCTGATTTTAATTGTGTAAGCTTAGCAATAACATCAGAAATGCTTGATGAATTAGAAGAAACCATTAACAACCAATCACTTCCTGAAACATCAGGATTCTTCTTTGGAAGCGATAGTTACGAAGAATATTCTCACCCTGATTTTGGATACAAAGAGGTTGATGAAGAATTTATTAAAAAAGCACGTGAAGCCATTCAAAATGGTGAAACTGTTGAATATTCTTCTTGGTGGTAATAAGTGATTGAAGTGATGCTGATTACGGGCATCTCCACCGTGATCGGCATTATATTTCTTATGCTGAAAGCTGGAATCAGGAGGTGCCTGGAACATGATCTCTTGATTGATCTAGCCGTTACAGCCCTCCTGATCTGGCTATTCAGTGGCTCTACAACAGGCATCGTAACTGGAGCATTCACAGGCGGTTTACTGTCCCTAGTTTTATTTCTAATCAAGAAAATTATATGAGTAACGAAAAAGATGTAGTGAATTTATTAAAACATATTCGTGACCTATGGGAAGACGATAGAAAGAATTTTGAACAATGCGTAGATCTTATGGAAAACATGCGAAGCGAACTCCTTAAAATTTATAACCATTTTGATTTACCTAATGGTGGTGAACATCCAATGTTTATGGATGAAACTAAGGTAGGGAGCTTATTAGCTCATTCAGCTATATGGTTGGATCAAAACAAAAGAAGGTTTGGTTTTCCAAGAGAAATAACCATTGATGTAAATTGACATGAAAGTCTACATTGCAGTATTTCAAGAAAGCCGAGAATTTATAGAACCATTTAGAATGTTCTTCGCTTCTAAGAAAGAACTACATAAATGGTCTAAAGAAAATTATGACCTACATGGTGAAGAAAATGCTGTAGGAATAGATGTAGTAGACATTCCTACTGACAAGAAAGGTTTGATCGCTTTTCTCAACATTTATTTCCCAGAAGGTGGTGGATGATGCAAGTTGATATGAAAGAAATTACAATCAGAGTTCACGAAAATCCAAATCCAGAAGAATGCCTAGATGACATTGAAACATTTTTCAATGAGTATATTGGCAAGCCTTGGCGCTGGTCAGATTCAAATGTCGAAAACAATTCTGCTTGGATCAAAGATCTAAATATCTGGTATTTGTCAGATCTGGAACCAGAAGATGAAGAAGAAGTACCGTTTTAACCCCTATTCCATAAACGCTATATAAACGATATTCTGCCAAATAGGTGGGTTATAAACGATATAAACGATTCATCTGTAAATATTGAATCGTTGAAAATACTGGTGCTCCCGCCGCGACTCGAACGCAGAGCTAGGGATTAGGAATCCCTTACCATCTTATTGTATTCTTTAGGTTTTCACCTAGAATATGACCTCATAAACGCTATGTAAACGCTATTCCGTCAAATGACTCGATATGAATTTGAAGATAAGTTGGTAAAGTTTTTAGAAGAGAACTTGAGCCAACATCATTTAGAAACTGAAACTTTTTATGAAGGATTAGGTTTTTCATTTATTAATTTCAATATTGGAACAAGTTCAAACTCATTTGATCAGGGTAACGAATTCAATGCATTTTTAACTGGTAAAGAGTCTCCATGCAAATAATGGTTGAGAATTACGGACACGTCCGAGTGTCCAGTTATATGACGGACAGTCCCGATATCATATCCTTGAGCGAGGAGGGAAGTAACTACAAACGCACGGATTCCGTGAAGAGCCTTAGTTTGAGTAGGCCCGATTGCTTTCAGCACTTCTTTCTTAAAAGCGGCAGAAAGCGAGTGTGGAGAACCATAATAGAGACCTCCGACACCCGAATCGAGATACCAGATTTCTTCATGACCTCGCACGTCACCGAGAATGAACTCACGGAGTCGATGAGTGATTGGTATCGTCCTCTCCTGCCGACCTTTGAGCATGTGCCTGAGTCTTGGCTGATCCATCAAGAAGATCTTGCCAGATTTAATAGCATCGAGCGGTAAAGACCATACTTCAGACCTACGCATCCCTGTTTCCCTGAACATCCAATAAGCACGAAGTAATGTTTTCTTATTATGGGTTTCTAGGGATTTCAGGTGGGCCAGGATGGCATCCATCTGTTGGGATGTGTAGGGCTGAACCTTCCCAATTGTTTCCTTAACTTCTTTAATGATTGGTTTCTTATTTATCCAATCCTGTCTCTGACAATAATTAAGGAATGCATTGATTTGTCGAATATGTTTATTAGTCCCACCAGGAGTGTGATCCTGAGAATACTTATAAATCCAGTTAGCAATGGTCTGTTCGTTTATGTCAGACAGCTTCCTGAACGTATCAGGTTCTTCTAAGAGCTTGTTTGCAGTCTTCAGGTAGGCTTTATGAGTTTCTTCAGAATTGCGATTCTTTACGACTGATATCCATTCATCTGCTGCTTCTTTAAGCGATATATTTTGAGGCTTTGGTTTTTCATGTTTGAAACTTTCTACAATCTCTTTGTATTTCTTTAACCAAAGTTGCTTGATAATTCGAGTCTGTTCAGACTTGGATCGCTTTCTTCTGCGATCACCAGAATCGTCATAAATAAGATGTTCTAAAGTGCAAAGGTCTTTGCGTGGGGCTGGCTTACCAAGATCGTGGAACCGTCCTACAACGATCCCACGTCTTTCATCTACATATTGGTCAGTTGGTGATCTGCTCAAGGATTGTCTGAGCTTCCTGCTCGTTAATGCCGCCTTTTGATAATCGTTCTATGACATTCATCAACATGCGGTTTTCATCTTCAAGACGATTGTTGTCTTTTTCCAATTGCTTTATGTATTTTTCCTTGTATTCAGAATCAGTCACTTGTTCTCTTCCCATGAGTAACCAATCAACACTCACTGATTCCATCTTGCAAAATTCCATTAGATGGTTGTACGGAACTTTCCCGTCTTTCTTGTAACGATACAAATCCTGTTTCGTTAATTTTAAATGCGATGCAACTTCTGCATCTGTATGAACTCGAAGATGACTCTTCAATTTGTCCAAGATCTTAACTATGTCCATAGTGTTTTTTTAAAGTGGGTGTCCTACCACTCACGTTTTTGATTAACCAGGACGGCCTGGTAAAATCTATTTATGTGGTGGTGGCACATTAATTTGCAATGTTTCTGTATAAGTTTTCGTCCAAAAAAGTGCTGTGTTTCCACAAATCATTTGTTCTATGGTCCTGATGGTGGCATCCCAACCTTTCCATACATCCTGAAACACTGCGGTGTGCGGATTTCCATTTTTGGCTTTTTGATTCAGAACCATGTGATCCCATCTACCTCCCGCAGTAGATGTAGAAATTTTTCGGTTTATCGATGTTTTTCGCACATCGTTAGGCGGTGGATTAGCAGAATGCCAAATCGGATGTCTGAAAATCACGCCACCGTGTGTGCGGTATCTAGTGTGTGGATTTATCATTCAGACCCCACATGTAAATATCCAAACAAAACCTGACTTTTCCCCTCACCAGCCATGAGCCAGTTGCCGCCCCACGAATATCCATAGTCTGTTGGAAACCAATTATTTCTGGATTTTCCATCTATGTTTTGGTTTTTTCTGAACATAACAACCTTTCTTAGTTAAATCATTAATATCATTGAGTATAAAAATTGTTGACTCCAGTAGGAAATATTCCTACTATAAGTTTCACTAGGCTAAGTTAATTTACTTAACCTCAATGAACCTGTCAATAATTTTTTCAATGAATCTCAAGGAAGCTTACGACTTTTATCAAGGTGTGCGGCTGTCTCAAGTCGCTAAAGACCTGGATGTATCTGAAGCATTTGTAAGTCAGGTGCTATCTGGGAAAAGAAGTTCTGCCCAAGTAACAACTGAGTTACGGCAGAGAATTGAAAATCGAATCAGTGAACTCAAATCAAATCTATGCTCCCAGTCTTGCTAAAACGTGCCGAATGGCATGTAAAAAAGATCCTAAAATTCAATCTGACCAGAGATATCTTATGCCGAAAGCATGAAGAAATGCCTGATGGTTATAGGTTCTGGTTTGATCTGTCTCACGGGTCAAACATGATCGTTCATATAAAGCCCAAGAATGAAATTCATTTTTGGTTTAACGGAAGATTTTTGGCAATCCTGCCAATCAGAGATATAAGCGGTATTGATTATTATGACCAACAAAAACTCAGAGCAAACTTCTGCTGACATCTTAAAAGATTCGACAGCAAAGCGTTTGGCAGTTGCTTTTGAAGAACTCCAAAAGTTGTGGCTTGGGGGCCCTCTCCCCCCTGCCGAGGCAGTGAGGGGGGATCGGGCCAAAACATTTATAGATAAGTTAAATGATAAAGAACTTCGCAGTTGATGATCAAAAGGCACGTCTTCAGGGCATAGGTGGCTCTGAAGCGAGTGCAGTAATGGGAGATAATCCCTATTTGAGTGCTTATGAACTAGCCCGAATTAAGATGGGCTTAGATGAACCAGAAGTGGTTGATAATGATTTTGTTCGTTGGGGTAACGACATGGAATGGTTTTATTGCAGACGGAATAAAATCAGACAACCAAACAAAACCTTTTTCTACCAAGGAGCTAATTTCCTTTTCTGTCATTTGGACGGATTAAACGCCCAACACAGAAAGATTTATGAAATCAAAGCTCCTACATTCCAAAGCCCAAAGTATGTAGTTGATGATTGGAGAGATCTTCCAAAGCACTATCTCTGGCAGTGTGTTCACAATGGTTTGGTTTGGTCTAATTCCAAAACTCCAATGAATGGCAAAGCTCCTTTAAAAACTGTTGAGCTAGTCATTGTAATTGCTCCCAAACCCATAGTTTATGAGATCCCATTTGGTGAGTTGTATGAAGAAATGGGGCTCAAATATTTAGATCGTGTAAACGCATTCTGGATGGATTGTGTTTACGACAAATTACCTCCTCCTGAAACGAAACGAGATATGAAGCTGGCATATCCGTCCGTCAATGTAGCCGAGTATCCAGAAGCCAGTTCTGAAGACGTAATCAACGTCAAAATCCTTACTGATCTGAAAGGAAAAAAGAAGAAATTGGAAAGCTCGATTGAGCTTTACTCGAACCTCGTAAGAGGGTCCATCAAGAACTTCAATGGATTGAGCTTAGATGGAGAAATAATTGCCTCAAACAAAGACACCAAATCTGGAAATCGCCTACTCAAAACCTACGAAATCAAGGAAACAGCCGATGAGTTCTGAACTTGCAGTTGCCGAAACCAATGTTGTTGCTCTCCACAGCCCAATGGATATGCCCATTGAGCAGTTTAAAGCTGGCTTAGAGCAACGAGAAGCCAATCGCCAAGCACTTTTACAATGGATTGCAAAAACCCTTATAGAAGGAGTTGATTTTGGAGTTATCCGAAACAAGAAATCCTTGTGGAAACCTGGAGCCGAAAAGATCACAGGAATGCTCGGAATTAAACGTGAGTATCCAGGTATTGATAAGTATCAGGATGCCGCAGTCGAAGGGAAATCCATTGATCAAATAGTTATTAAATGCGTTCTAAAGAACGGACAAAACGTCCATGTATCTGAAGGACTTGGGGGTCGTACAGTACGCCAGGAAGGCGGTGATCTCAACAAAGCAATCAAGATGGCCGCCAAGTCATCATTCATTGATGGCACTCTGAATCTTGTTGGTTTATCTGAGATTTTTACTTTGGATTTGGAAGATATGTTTCCTACCGAAATCCAGAAAAATGGAGATGACACAAGTCAGGCCCCCTCGAATCCCCCTGAGAAAAAAGCAGAGTCTAAGCCTGCTCCAAAGAAGGTCAAAATCGAAGTTGATCCTACTCCTGAAGATAAGCTGAAAGCTTATATTGGAAGCATCAACGATGAGGAGTTTGCAGAACAAGCTCGAAAAATGACCCAGGAAATTACCGATCTGGATTCATTAAAAAAGCTCTGGCTTCAATTTCGTGATGCCCGTGATCAAGGGAGCATCACCGAATCTGAATTTAAGCAGATCGATACGATTAAAGATCTCATGAAAGAAATCCTGAAATAACACCCAAAGTGCAGTAGTCCAAATCTGGATCTCCTAATGTTCCTCATTTCCAAATTCTGGATAACGGTTCCGTGATGGTTTTCAACATTTTCCATTACACAGGTTCGCTTATCGCCTGAAGAGCCGTGGCTACTGCACTTTCTCATAACAGATATCGATTAACTTTAACCGAGGAACAAGTGTTTGCACTTGATGATTTACTAGACAAATTTCTTAACGAAAAAGCCCAAACCGACCCCAAATGGTTTCATGGAATGGACATGGATAATTTATCAGTTTCCCATGACAAACTAATGGCACTTATCCAACGGAGAATTGACCGAGGTGAAATCTAAACTTAAAGCGATTTTGAAGATGAATTTGAGCGATAGACAACGCAGAATTCTCATTGCTGAAGACGTTCTAGGAATCTACGGAGTTGAGCATATATCAGCAATTACGGGGATTTCAATGAACCATGTCTATGCTGAATTAAAGGCCATGAAAGAGTCCCAGGTACGTAGTACGTACTTGGTACTAACTGAGCATGATATTAAACCTAAAGATCTTCATGTAGATAATACTGAAACAATAACTAAAACCAATGAAGATAATAAACCTCAATTAGGTATTAATACCAATGAAGATTATAATAATAACTATCTAGATATATATAATATATACCCCAAGAAGACCGACAAGCGGAGAGGTGAGAAACTTTTCAAAGGTCTGGTCAAGAAGGGGTACTCCAAATCTTTCCTTCTTCAGTGCGTTCAGAACTATCTCGAAAGTGGTGGAAACAACCGAGTCCGAGATAGAGATCCCAACTACATCAAATCGATAGCGGTATTTCTGGGTCCAGATCAGCACTTTCTGGAATATTCAGAATCCTCTGAACCATCACAGCCTCCTCCAGAGCCTTTCATCGATGAGGATAACTCCATTTCCAATCTCTTGGTATGACTACAGAACAATATGAAAAATGTCCTGATTGTGGGACAGAAGATCTTGAATTCAGAGCTTGGGTTGATAAGTACCAAAATTTTTCTGAATGGGATGAAAATGATAAAGAAGCTTGGTGTACCAAATGTGAAGAATTTGTTTCTCCAGAACCATTGTAAATAGATGAGTGACTACGATCCTTTTGAAATTGTGCCATCACAGCATCCAGACGATCAAGAAGCAGTGCAACGCAGAGAGATGCTAGAAGCCATAGAGAAAGTCCAAAACTTTCTTGAAGACTCTGATTACGTTCATTCCAAAAGCTTAGTCAATGCACTTGACGAGATTTATCACTACATCCAAGAAAACGACACAGATCTAGTTCATGGGATATAGCAAACTCAAAGATACCATCGTCACTTCAAAATCAGACGATGGAAAGTGGTTCCTGGACATGCTTAGTAAAAAAGCTTCACCAGAAGCACAGGAACGCATCAAAAACGGCGTTAGAATCGACCAGGAGCCATCTTTCTTTGAAACGAGTGATGGACACAAGGTTGCCGTTTATACAGATAAAGACGGGAACACTACAGTTTTTGAAGAAGATCTGAAAACGCTTAGTGAAGATGTCAATCTCGCCAAGTTCGATACTCAGCTTCGTGAGTGCGGATTGGAAAAATATTCAAGAGTTTCTTTTGAATCAATCAACACTTACAAATTCCTCAAAAATAAATTCCCAAGAGACCTGGTTCCCATGTTTGAGGAACGCCCGATTGCCTATTTCTATGGAGGAACTGGAACGGGCAAAACAACCCTTGCGTGTGCCATCGGACGGGATTTCGCACGTAGGGGTCATTCCGTTGTTATCAGACGATGGACCAACTGGCTTACTCAATTCCGTGAAGTTTATGACGATTCATCAGAAATGGTCATCACCGATCACATGAAAAAGGCTCAGAACGCTTACATTCTTATTCTTGATGAGATTGGTACAGATAAGAAAAACAATGCCACAGAGTTTGAAATAGAACAGCTTTCCAGGATCGTTTCAGACCGCTACGGAAATGGGAAACCTATGATACTCACTTCCAACATTGACACAGATAAACTCGAAAGGATTTATGGGGCGCAAATCACAAGCAGAATCACGGACACAACGAAAAGCATCGTCCAACGGTTTGACGGAGAAACTGACTATCGAAAAAACAGAAGAGCCGCCCTTATCCAACCAGCACTGGAAACTTTTTAAGGAGGATCATGGAATCGTTGCAGATGGAGTCATCCGAGTCTACAGACTCAAAGTTGAAAACGGGTATTTATACCTTTCAGGGCTCTTTACTCAACGAACCGAAGGAGATCAGGACTACCGTGCACTGGGGCACTTTTCCGTTTCATACGTTCCATCTGCGTAGGGAGTTCGACAATTTGGCCTGTCTCACCATTTGGGACAAGCCCATACCAAAGCCCAGAGAAACCCAAAGGGATCGATGGGCGAAAAGACCTTGCGTACTAAGGTTCCGCTTTTTCAGGGATATTGTGCGCTCGGCGATGGAGCATTTTCAATTTGTTCCATCCGAAGAACTTGGGTTGGTCTTCTATATGAAGATGCCCAAGCTGTCCAAGATCAAACAAGCTGAGAGGATTCATAAGCCTCATCAAGTACGTCCTGATCTGGACAATCTAGAAAAAGCCACTCTCGATGCATTATATGCAGAAGATGCAGTGGTTTATCTGAAAACGGCTCTGAAGATTTGGAGCCTTGAACCTCGAATCGAAATCTGGAATCTAAAATGAATCTAGCATGTATCTCAGGAAACTTTGGGTTCGATCCCGAATTCAAAGTAAGCAACAACGGAACTCCCATCTGTACGGGGAGCTTGTGTGTCAAAAACCGTAGTCGGAAGAAAACCAACTACATCGACATTACCGCATTCAACAAAACCGCAGAGTTGATGCGTGACCATTGTAAGAAGGGTTCATTCCTTCTCATCGAAGATGGTGAACTGGACATGGATGAATGGGTCAACAAAGAAGGAAAGAAGCAACGGAAGATCAAAGTCATCGTCAACCGTATGGACTTTGGACCTAAAGCCCAGGACAAAGCAGAAGGTGGTCAGGATGCAGACGGGTTCTGAAACCCAAATTCCTCGTCTAATCATGTGCCGCAAATGCGGCACAGAATGCTATATCAAAGAGGAAACTAATTGGACCATTTATTACGATGACCCACTTTGTGAGGTTGAAATTGAAAATTGTGTTGAATGCAAATCTCCTTTGTGGTGGTCAACTCAAGACAGAAAAAAACGAATGAATATAACTCTCGAAACATTCAAAAAACTTAACGATGAATGAAGTAGCTGAAGGTATAGAGCTTAGAGAAGAAGCATTGGACCTCCTCGAAGAAAAACGCCATGAATGGATCGCAGAAGCACGTAGGTATGCGTTTAATCTGCTCTCCAGGCGTGGCATTAACGATCCTGATCCTGTCGTAACGTCTGATGATTTATGGGCGTTATGCCCTCCTCCGAGTGAAATCAACCCTAAAGTCATGGGAGCAGTCTTTCGGAAAACTGCTGGATTCAAACCTCTTGGGTACGTTCCGTCAAAGCGGAAACAAGCCCATGCACGGCCTATTCGTGAGTGGACGTTTGCTTGACCTCATGATGAGGGTCATCAAACGAGACGGTGACGAATGGAAATGCTCCGAGTGTGGATGCACGATCCAGCGAGGGGAAGAGACTCAATGCGACTGCACCGATCCAGACGGGTCGGAGCGGTTGCAGGAGTTATACAACATAGACTCTAATCTAAATTAAAGTGGCAATATGTTCTCAAGCTATTACGAATGTTTGGCCTCTAGTTCATATAGAAATAGAAGCTCGTTATAGCCAAAAAAAAGTTCCTTTAAAAATTAAAAAATTGATTCAATCAGCAATCACTGAGGAATTGTCAGATAATGAATTTGACTTAGTTACTGGTAAAAAAGTCGAAAAATACATTACTGCAAGTTGGAAATCTAGAACTAATTTATATATTTCTCAGGATTCTGAATTTGTTAATATAAGAACTGTAACTCCATACATTTGCGATGGTGTGGAATACGGAGTTATTCAATGTATTTCAATTAATGACGAAGAATTTAGTAGATTCAGAAGTCATTTCAACATCATTGCAGATGCCGCAGAATTATGTTTTGAAGAGAATATGGAGTAGGTAGGTTATTCGGTAAGGCCAGGATAATACTTGGCCTTGCCTTTCTTATCCTTGACCATCCGAAGCACTTCCTTCCTGTTATCTCCTACCGAACTGTAACTCACATGAACCCAACCTGAGTTGGGCCCTTCTGGTTCTCCAGTTATTTTAGAGACTCTATCAGGATTATAATTTTCTAGGATAAGCTGATCAAAGTTCAAATTGTCTCGAATCCATTCTGCCAATTGTAGGTTACTAACCTGTTCGCTGTAGATTTCGATATCTGCGGCACTTTTGGTTCCTTGACAGCAATGGGCTGAATTCGATGATCCGTTGACCAGATCATTTAACGGCTTTGACCTGAAACAGCTATTAACTTTGGTGGGACCGAATTGGTCTCTCACTGGCTGAAGCACAGCAAGGACCAATGCGGTGATACGGGCTACAGCGTTGGTATCAAGATGGTCTTCCTGATCAATTCCAGCGTGTAATGCGGTGGGGGAATAAACCAGTTCTTGTAAACTAAAGTTCTGACTTATTCTCATGGCGAGCCATTTATCCTTTGATAAGGTCCATGACGGATTTGTGACCGTGGCTATTATCACCATCCACAGCACCGTCCAGTGCTTCTCGTACTTCTTTAGGAAGTTTTTCAAGATGTGGTTCTAGGTGTTCAACGGCTAAAGACTGAGCTTTATCGGCTACGATGTCTTTGAGCATGTTAGCCACGAATGGCAGGACGAGGTTAAGCATGTCTTCCTTTTTAGGGTTGAGGTTAAAAAAATCATAAAGCCATTTAAATAGTTGCAACTGGTTCCTTATCGTTATGAGGTGGAATTTCGTGTTTTTCAGGTTCTTGAGCTAAGTCTCCTCCTGATTCAAAATAGAATTTTGCTATTCCTGCAATAATAGGAATAAAAGCTCCAATAAGGATATTGAGAAGATCTTTTGAGGAGGATGGTAATTCAGCAGATGCACCCAACATAATATGGACTACATAAGCAAATATTCCTAAAGCACTTAGAGCAATAGCAAACCGAGCCGCAAATCGAAGCACCTGGATCTTTTCATTAACTGTTGTAACTGGTCCTTTAGGTTTAGGAGGATCAGGAGTTTCCTTAACTGTAGTCGTTGTTTCTTTAGCCATTATCGTGTTTTAAATGATTCAACTACTCTTGTGTTATTTTCAATTACAGTTGATAACTTACTAATGGAATCAATCATTGATTTGTTAAAATCACGTTGTAGTTCTAAGACCTGTCTTTCATTTTCAGATCGGTCTTCTCTTGCTTCTTCACGTTCTTTCCGTGATTCATCAAACTGGTACTTGATAAACCACATCAGGATTACTGATATAGCTACTGGAATACCAACCTGATTCAGTAAATCTAATACTGTATTTACTTCCATCAGATCGGGGTGTGTTGTTCCATAAGTGTAAACATGATCAGCAGGATTCATGGCTTCGGAAATTTATCTTTCACGCTTTTTATGCGAGCTTTCCACTTATCCATGTCATGAAAAATTTGATCGAGCTGTTCTGGAATTGGGTCGTATGCTACTGCTCTGTCACGTTGGTATTGTTTGGCATCGTAGTCCGCTTGAAGTTCTGTAAGTTTCGCTTCTATTTCTGAACGCATAGGTTGATTACGCTCATCATCCCAATGTATTTTATCCCAAGAATTATCTTCAACATAAAGTTTAGCATCGGGTATTAATGCTCTAATTCCATCAAAAATACTGATTTCTTTTTTTGTAATCATGTCGCTATTTCCTGAACTATAAGTGTTGTAATTCCTGTTTCTTCATTCGCCCTAATTTCACTTCTATTAATGTAAGCACCTCCTCTGATAAAAGCCCCCATAGTTATTTGAGTATCTTTGGCATAACTTGTTACAATAAGATCAGAGGCCGTATAATTCATTACTGTGTAAGCCTCAAGAGATGCACTTTTCACTACTGCATCTAAAGTAAGCTGAAAACCATTAGTTTGACCAGCAGTACCTGGAGCTCTGTTATCTGTTGGTAAATAATTACTTGAGCTATTAGTTGCTGAAGTTCCAGTTTGTAATGTAATTGTTACTTGGAGATTATCATCATCACCATGTCCCCCTGCCGATGTATTAAACCAATATGCTAATTTTGAATTTGCTTTTTTTGTTGTAAAAGTGATTTCACAAACTTTTACTTCAGCACTTGCTTCTGTTTGAGAAGGGTAATTATCTCTAACTGTTTGTAGTACCATTCCGGCAGGAAAAGTCAGGTTACTTAGTGTCCCTGAATTAAGGTAAGTTGTTACTCCATCGGCTGACTTTAGTTGGTCTGCTTGTATGATACTAGGCATGATTTTTATTCTGGTTTATTGGGTCAAGTTATGTTGATTTTAACCTAAAAGGAAAATTGAAAATCCACTTTCGCCTCCAACGTGGATTTTACCATTGGTTACTCTTACTTTTATTTTTTGATTTGCACTACAACTTAATATCCCACCACAGGTAACCATACCATCATAACCACCAGCAGAATGACGATTATCATAACCTATGTATATTTCATCACTATCTCGCATCCAAGCTACTCTATTTAATTCAGTAGCTGATATATTATCGTCACATGTACCAGCAAAAAACACAAAATAAGCACCTGAAACTGGACAATTAAATTCTCCACTACCTGTAGCAGATGAGTTTACAAAATGCCCACTATCAAAGAAAGTGGTATTACAATATAAATTTATGTTAGTTGAGGCATAGCCATTTGCGTTTTCAGGTCTTATCCCTTTTCCCCCAAAACCTACTACGACTGATTTTGTAACAATTCCCGCAGAAGAAATAGACATTGCATCTGGATCACTTGCACTTCCAATGTTACCACCATCACCAATAATTACACCATTATCTTTAAGTTTTACTCCATCAATACTAACACCATTAGCAGATGTAACTTCAGATATAGTATTTGCTTTTATTTCAGAACTCATGATGCTTATTCTGGTTTAGGGTGTGCATCTTTGACCGATTTTATCGCCTTGTAGAACCCACCATCTTTGTTTACTTTTTCGCTATCAATGTCTTTAAATAGTAAGTCAAATTGTTCACCTAATTCTGGGTACTTGCGATCACGTTGGTATTTTTTAGAATCGTAGTCAGATTGAAGTGCTACAATCTTGTCATTTATTTCTTTTTCTGTTGGTTTCGGTATAACATCATCTTTCCAAACTAAACTTGAATAAGTATCTTTAATTTCAAATTTTCCACCGATAGAAATTAGTGCATCAACAATATCTTTTTTCATGTAGCAATCTCGTATGTGTACCAATACATTGGTCCAGTGGATTGACGATTTGAACGGATTGTTTTTGAAGTATCACCCCCACTATACATTTTATAAGTATGAGTATCCCCTGCTGAGTGGGAAGGTGTATGAATAGCGGAAAATATACCTGGATACTGAATAAGTAAATCTGATCTTGCTGTCGTTAAAAGTTCAATATTTTGCTCAGTTATAACAGAAGCATAAGAATCTTTTGAGTGTCTAATTTGACATTTTACATAAAAATTGTGCGTACTTGCACCAGAATACATTCCTATAGACCCTTGCCACATAACGAGTATTTTAGAATTACCTGATTTAAAAGTATGATCATGAGTCCCAAAAACTGTGTCCATATTATTACCAGACCCCGGCATTGTCATGGTGCCTTCAGTTACTTCTGATGACTGAACGGAAATAATACTCTGTGAAGGAACCCCTGCCCCCCAACTCCAAGCACTTCCAGAATCACTAGCAAGTTCTCTAGTGTTCGTTTTGTCTTTAATTGAATTAACGTAGATAGCACTCATACGATCACCAGAGTTCCATGTACTGCCAATGACCCTGCACTGGCTTCAATGTCTATTAGATTCCCCATGTCATTCCCATGTGTGGTGCATTTATATCTTAGTTGCGGAGCAGATGCTGCAACCACAATAGTAATGATTCCAGTAGATGATTGGTTATCAGTCACTCCAGTGGTGTATGCTGCTCCTGAACTTGCATTAATAAATGAGATTGGATGAGTTGCGTATGCAGGGTTACTAAAGTTGTAAGTGCTACCCTCGATCATTCTTAGTCTTGGGTTGTTGACTCCATCAATCACAAAAATGTTTGTGCCATTAACTGAGCCTATGGTCACCGTGTAGGTTAGAGTTTCTGCACCCACTGAGATTGGTCCTGCTATGGCAGCGTTCTCTCCTGCACGGATGATCACAGTGTCGTTTATCGTGCTTGCATTGCGGAACATAAACTCTGTGGACATCCCACCTGTTCCCCCTTTGGCAACGGTCTGCCCTCCTGCACGGATCTCAACCTCTCCGCGTTGGGTCACTTGCGTGCCGTCCATGACTGCGCCAACTTTTTTCATTATGTACTTGCCTCATCTAATACAGACACATAGACCGCAACTGATCCTGTGTCTATTGCCAAAGTAAGTGCATCACCACTAACTGCCACAATTTTGCCCTGGACTAATTCAACTGATCCGCCCACTGGTATTTCAAGATTTTTAACTATATCAGTGCCTGAAAGAGTAATGCCTATTTCAGATGTCTGCGTTGCGTGCGTATTGACGCAAAGAATTCCAACAATGACATCTGTAGAATTTGCCGTATAAACTGTCCCTGCAGATGTATATTCATATCTTTGAAATGTTGCCATAGACTACCCCAAAGCGATTGCGTAGATTATCGATTGTGATTCTGTGTATTGTTTAGTCGCTGCCTGAAGTGCAGCAGTAGGATCTGCGTTCAATGTCACCGTTCCTGCGAATGTAGCTCCAGATCCAGACATAGTAAGGACCGTTGCACCAGAGGACTTAATATCGTTTCCTGTGACAGTCAAATCTCCTCCAATCGTGACATTATCACTGTCGTCCATCGTGATTGCAGTGCCACCATCTGATGCAAGGATTTCATTACCAGTTATTTTGAGCTTGGTCCCTACTGCAACAACTCCAGTGCCGTTTGGCGTCAGTGTGATATCGCCGTCTGCACCATCAGTCAGAGTGATGTTTCCAGTTGTCGAGTTGCCGGTTTCTAGAACAAGATCAAAATTTCCTGAACTAGAAAGCTTGCCGGTTGCTCCTCCGTTTCCAATAACAATTTCACCAGTTCCATGAGGTGATAAAGTGATGTTGGAATTTGCTGCAGAGGTTGCCAGATCAAGAGTCGATGAAGCACTCAAATCGATCTGACCGGCAGATGCGGTGATGGAAAGGTTTCCGCCTGCGTATGAGGTTGATGTTGTTAATGCAGTACCAGTTTCATTTGGAAATGTAATAACACTCGTGTTTCCGGTTGCCGTGTATTTTAGTGAGACGTAATCGGTTGTCCCTGTTCCATCAGAACTGTACTTGTAAAGCAGGACATCAGAGAACGCCATCTTGGCGTATTCGTTTCCACTCTGATTATGAAACCATGTGAAAAGATCCTGGGCCGAAACATAGTTTGCTGCAGCAGGACTGCCTAAATTTGAGATTGATCCACCAGCATTTACAGATCCGCCAGTGGTAAGCTGCACTTGGTTTCCACTTGGATCTCTATAATAAAGTTCTCCACCGAAAGCGTATAAAGACCGGCTTTGGTCAGTCGGTTGGCTGCTTTGATTCTCAAGTGCGACTTGCTTCAGCTCCAATGCATTGTTTCCGTTGAACTCCAAGGCAGCATTGATATTCATGGCTGCAGGAGTTATTCGGACGCCTTTGTTTGATGTATGATCGTGATTGTCAATGGCATCAATCGACGTGTTTAGATTAGTCGCCCAAGTCGGTCCTGCTGTGACACTGACCGTACTTTTTATGATGTCGGTGATATTCGTTCCAGCAGTCATGTCTTAAAAGAAAAAGAGGTCGGCAGTCACTGCACTTCCTGCTTTCAGGATCACCTGACGAGTCGGCAGCGTGTTTGAAGTTGTTGACACAAAAACATTCGTGTCTGCATTCTGTTTTGTCACAAAATAACCAACGAGATTCCTATCCAGGCCATGGTCAACAATCGTGTCAGACGTTCCAATTGAAACCTCAGTCTTGTGGACGCCTGCAGAAAAAGGCAGAGACAATATTGGCGACAGTGCCGTCTTGATGTTTTTTTGCAGCCTGTTCACTGAGTCTTCTTTGGCTTGTATTTCTGTGAAATTTGGTCTGCTCATCAGTACAAAAAATAAGATTCATAACTTGCGACATTCGTGACTCTCGGAGGTTCTCCTGAGTCTCGTGTTTCTGACATATCAAAAATGCGGTCACGCAGTTGCCCTTTCAAAACCAGCATTGCAGTCGGATCTTCCTCACCTTTAACAAGGCATTTAATTGCAGAATCCAGTTCGATGTATTCCTGCCATCCTGCATTGAAGAGATCAACCATGCTGTTTAACGTCCCAATGGTCGTAGGGTCTGCCAATCCTGTCGAATCCAGATCAGTCACTACTGTGACAGAAGTCACTGCAGTAACCGTCTGCTCGACGTTGTATCCAGTACTTATGAAATCTACTAAGTTAAGCCTGTCACCTACTGCAAACGAATGCGTGTAAGGCACCGTGTAAGTTGTTGTGCTACCGCGTGAAACAACTGATGGAGTCGCAGACTGCAGTTTCCGAGGTTTTGGTATGTACCACAAAGTTGCAGTATTGCTGTCTGGTGCAGGCGCAAAATGAATTTTGTTGCCTTGTATTCGATACTTGACATCTCTTGCATACCTTGCGAGTGAGTCTCTTGTTCTGTCTGCAAAAACGTAACGCTGCAAAGGCGTAGATTCATTAGTTGAAATAACGAGATCCACGCCTCTTGCTTTATAAAAATCACTTGGAAGATCATACGATGCTGTTCCGCTTGTCACCGTTAGCGCATAACTTGTCAGGAAATAGTCATCGTCATATCGGCTCACAATAATATCGTAAAGCTCCGAGTATGAGTTGTTGACATAACCGTCCAGTTCGCTGTCTGTAACAAACTGAGAATTCACTTGGTCTGAACGCTGACGCGCCTTCAACCTAAGATCATTCAAAGCAACGTAATCAGTCATCAATAATCTTCGTAGGACATCATGATTCCATGAATCGCACTCAAGATGTCTGTGTCACTTCCGCCATCTAAGGCGCTGCGAAGTTCACTTGCCATCGTCAGTTGATCGTCGGAATATTCCATTTCCTCCTCGTCCATGCTTTCCTCATCCGCACCTGAGTCTTGACGACCGGAGTCGCCAGACTTAGGTTTGGAACCAAGGATGATCATGGCTGCTTCTTTAGCGCCCTTCATAATTATGCAGTGGCGAAATAAGCATTATAACCAGGAGCGCGACAGCCCATCTGGTAGTATCCACCCATTCGGATTTCAACACCGTCATAGCCATTCTGACGCAGCATTCGCTGACCATCGTGGCTCAGAATCTGAACTGCATCTCCCATGGAATAAAGCGCCCAGGTGTCAAGTTGCAGCAAGTATCCAGTTCCAGTAGGACAGTCTTTGTCCGGTACAACATCGATTGGACCGTGAGGACCAATTAATTGCAGAGTTCTGAAACCAAAATTCTGAGCTGGCCCAGGTTGTCTTGCACCAGAAACTTGTGCGTCAAGGGCTAATTCCAGAGTCGCCCAATCTTCGTAAGAGAGGAAACAAACATCTGGTTTACCGCCTTCACGACCTACCGTCATTGCAGCTTCAAGGATTGTCTGCTTTAAGGTCGTATCAAACGCAACTCTCTGTCCGCCAAGTCTAGTGACGTCTGAGGTCCGGTCCTGACCAAAAAAGGCAGTTGAACCTGGAGCAGAAGCAGGAATCCAATCTTGGAGTCCAGCCATGCAGAGGTAGGTTCCTGGTGTTACAAGGTCACCTTCTGGAACAATGAAGTCGCCAGAAGCAACGCCTGAGACACTGTTCAGGTTTGCAGTCAGTGTGATCTGGTTTGATGCAGCCATTCTATTCACTCCGGCAACCGTCAACGCTTTTGACGAGTCTCGTGTTGAGCCAGAATCAACTGCGTCTGTGAAGATCACCTTCATCCCAACCTCAAAATTGAGGGAATCGGCATCGGTTGCCAAATCAAGATTAGTATTGGCAGCAGGCGTAGCACCTACGACTCCAATAGATCCAGATTGAGATCGAAACATCTGCCTGGAAAGTGTATCTCCAAGAGTCTTCAAACCCATGTCTGTTTCAGTCGTTAAAGCCTCTAAAAAACTATATTCGTTTCCGCGACTTGCTTCGATGGTTTCACCATCCACGGTCACGACGGCGTAGTTTTTCACACGAGTCAGAAGAAATTCTCCGAGACTTGAGGAAGTTGCATTGGACTGTGCCGTTGCAAAAGTAGCAGACCGTCCTTGAGGTCTTGCATACAGAATTGGCAAAGGCATATTTTTTCCGCGAAACCTAGTGTTCTTAGGAATCATTTGCAGAAAAGGATGGTCGCCATAAGCGACATCCATAGGTTTTTTATCGAGATAATATTGTTTTAGGGCGTCATCCCACGCCGTCATCGTTGTTGCTGGTGTTGCTTCAGCCATAAGAACCTTTTAAAAATTCGGATGTTAATCACGCATCCTGGCCTTTAAAACTGACGCTGCTCTTTCCAGGCGTTCTTCCTGGGTCAGAGGTCGCGTCGGCTTTGCTGGTGCCGAGCGTGAAGTGCTTGAACTAAGCGTCCGACTTCTCGTTCTCTGGACTGATTGCTGTGTGGTAGGCTTTTCTTCAGCGACAGCAGGCGCTGTAAACCTCGCAGCAAAGCGAGGGTGTTTCATAAGCTTTTCGCCTTCAGTCAGGTAGTAATTTTCCACCATTTCCAAAAGCTGCTCATCTTTGAGCATTTGACCGGTCTGGCTTGCGTACTGCGATGCCGTTTCCAGTGCTATATCCTGCGCCTCTTCCCACATAGATGCGGTGAGGCCATATTCTTCTTTTGACTCTGCGACTTGCTTGAGGCGTCCGACGTAGTCTGCGACTTTCTGGTTTGCCTCTAGGGTCGCTTTCTCAGTTTCAAGTTTCTCGACCCTTGCTGCAAGGTCCGCTTGTTGTGGACTTTCAGGTTCGCGACCGAGTACCTGATCGGTAGCGGACTGATATGACCCTCCAAGTTTCTCAAGGGCTGAGAGATGATCTCCCTGTTTGACGGATTGTTCAATGTCCTCATATCTCTTTAGTTCCGCCTCTTTCTGCTTTATTTCCTGCTGACGTCTGTAAATTTCACGTTCACGTTTTGCTATCTGAACAAACGATTTACTAACCGGTGTCGTTTCTTGGACTTGTTCGCCAGCGTCGCTATTTTCCTCTGGTTCTTGAGGTGCTTCAGGTTCTGCCTGTGCTACTTCTTTTTCTTCTTCTTGCCGTGTTTCTTGTACATCTTCTTCCGTTGTTTCTTCTGGTGCTTCCAATCCATGGTCCTGCATAAATGCCTGGAGCTGCCTTTGAGATTCTGCCTCTAGGCGCTCGTCTGCCAATGCATTGACGTCGATTGGTTCTGCTTCTACTGCTTCATTTGCTGGTACTTCTGCTTCTGCTTCTACTGTCTCGGCTATTTCCTCTGACATGGAGATTCCTTCTCTTCATTGTTAGTAATCTCCTGTCCGTCAACTTGGCAGCGTCTCGCTAGGAGGCGCGGTGTTCATCTCTGGCGGAAGTTCCAATGGAGGTTCTTGCGCCATAGCTTCTGCTGATCCGGTCATCTGCGCTGCTTCCGTTGCCAGTGGTCCAGGCGTAACTGCCTGCATGGCCTGTTCTATCATAGCCTGCGCTTCTGTGATGAAGGTCAGCATCATATCCAGCTTTTCCTGTTCAACGTCCTGCTGTAATGCTTCCAGATATGCGAGTTGCATTCGTGATCGTGCCAGTTCCAGATTCATCAACGGATCTGGTGACACATATTCTGAATCATCAAGGATCTTGGAAATACGCCACTCAACATCATTCTCTGCCGTTTCATGCCAGTGGGTGACACTTGCAAGGTCTGGATAATCCAAGAGTTTTGTAATCTGTTCGCGCTCAGTTATGACTCCCATGTTGATCAGTTCCTGAGTCGTTTGAATTCGTCCTGCTGGTGTTGATGGCAGCAGCGAAATAGGGAAGGCAGTCAGTTGGTAGTCATCCTGTGCCATTCTGATGTCTTTGAAAGTTGTGACATCAAAACCTTTTTTCTGCATGGTCCTGACAACCATGTTGCCACCGTCATCGATTATTTCTTCCGCCCAATCCATGAACCAGGATGCACAGTCCATAAATGCCTGCTCGTAACGCTGTGCAGTAAGCTGATGCCGTTCTGATTCAATATCTGTGTAGATTCTCAAAGCAACGCCTGAATCGAGTCCGCTTGGTTTCCTACCGGTGGCGGATAACTCCGAGATCCCACTGATCTCGTAAGCTCGTTGAAGTAGACGGTCCAGATGGTTGTATACTTCGCCAGACATTGCTTGAGGAACATACGCAACCGGAGGTTGAGCGCCTGCATACTGCAGGATGGTTCCAGGTGCATTCCGTAAATGATTGGGAGAAACCTTTGATCCTATTGGCACAAAGAAATAAGGCGACGACATCAGCGCCATTGACTGCTGAATCCGAATCAAGAGCTGATTAATTTCACGCTGCACCGGCTCAAGCTGCTCCACAAGTGAAACACCAGAGAAACCGAGAGGTGCATCCGACCATCTCAGGAATACAAACGGAAACCGATCATAGGTCCATTCTTCATCTAGAAGTGTTGCACCATCGATGCAGATGACATGTCGTCCATCATTGGAATCTTCTGCAGTCGGCAAATGCCATGCTTCAAAACAAGTGACCATCTGCACTTCATCTTCTGTCTCAGGACCATAATTCGTGTCCAGGGTCGCCTGCTCAATTGCCTGTGATTTTTCTGGAAACTGATGAAGCAATGCTGCCTTGTGGGTTTCCATCCTTTGGAAAAGGCTGCGCGGTTCTGCATACAGTGCTTCATCCATGTCCCAGAACAGATGGTTCGTGAAGCACCGTTCAACTTTCAGGGAATCACCAGACCGGAAAACTTTGAGAACACCAAGGTCCATGATGCACGCATCTGCAAAGACACGAGGCATCAAGTCGTATAATTTCTGCTGAAGAAACAAACCCTCCATCGAGTCGCCAAGTCTTTTGGCTTTCCGACGCAGCATATAATCTCCCTGCCTTGTCAGATACAAAGGCCGAGGTTTGTTCCTGCCTATCTTGGAAGTGATTGTGTCAACCTGGGACTGCGCTACGTTCAAGCGCATCATGTTAGGGTCACGCCTCAAACCGGCCTGAGAACCCTTAAACAAGGAAGACGAGGTGCCTAGTTGCGAGTAGTTCCGGTTTCCATACATCCGCATGAAATCCAGATTCGCATCGATTCGTTCTTGATGGTCCTGCGAAAGCTTGTTGACTAAATCAACAACATGGTCGCAGATTTCGGGGGAATCAGCTTCGTGCCAGTACATCCGGATCAGAACTGAAGAATCTTAGTTGCTCTTCAGTGATCGCGGATTCCTGTGTGTTCTCTGGAATCATTGCGGAATAGTCTTGTGTATCAAACTCAAGTTCGATGCCTAAACCTTTGAACGTCTTTACTTTCTGTGACTTGAAATAATCTGTCAAGTCTTTGATCTGAGCAATCGATGGTCTGATCATTATTGTCTTAATTGTTCAGGCAGTTCCATTTCCAGCTCGGCACCAAAATCTTCTGGCACTCCATCTGGATAAGCAAAATCTAGATAGTTCTGCCGGTTTATTTCTAAACCGTATTTTTTTAATGCTTCAATAATAGGATCATCATTCCCACTCTGGCGCATTGATTCCTCCTGCATGATCAAGTGCTTGCTGTCGTGCTTCGTCTAAACTTATTTTGCCTTTTTTATGCTGCGTCCAAATATTGTTTATGGCCTCAACATTTTTTTCTACGCTTTTATATCCTGCTGGATACAAACCGCGAACTGCTTCCCATGTAATGGACTGCATTTGCCTTGGTAATATACCACGTTCCTTGGCTGCTCGTCTATAAGCTTCTGCATAAATACCATAGGTTCCCTTCATCCCAGTAAAGGATGAATTTTTGGGTCCAACTGTGCCTTTGACGTTGCGAGCAACCTCTATATCTGCACCGGCTAATGGTCGCATCAAGCCTGCTGCAACTGCATGAGTGTCAATGGTTACATGTCCACTTGCATCATTTGGGTCCATGATGTTGTTGTAAAAATTACGGACCTTGTGTTGACCTCCGAGCTGCTTTGTTATGTTTGCCATCGATCCATCTTCAATAATATTGATGGCCTTTGCAATTTCGTTGTTGGAACCCCATCCTGTTTTCATGGGTTGACCCTTGTCAGTCATGCGAATGTCTACAAACTCCCCTTCAGGTGTTACTATCCTATGTTCACGCGGATGGTAGGTTTCATCATATATTCTTACCCAAGCAGACTTTTCCAAAGAGTTGTCAAGTTCTCCCAAAGTCTTGCCATCAATACTTTCCAAAAGTGGTTTGTATTTAGGTTTGTCATAAATGCGTGCAGCAGTTGCCTGCATCTCTGGAGTCCACGGTGCATCTTGCTTGGTTGTCATTACTTCCAAAACGCGTTCACCCAAACTCACATTCATGAACCAATCTTTTTGAGGCGACAACACTGCAAAAACTCCTGCAATCTGCTCCGGTGGACGTTCAAATTTTTTCCCAAAATCATTTGCAATCTTGTTGGCACCATCATACCAAAGTTGGGATCTTGCTCGTGTTGCTTCAGGAACTTGGTCATGTAAAAAAATAAGATTGTCTTTTACATGCTCAATAAACATTTCTCCGCGCTGTGCCGGTGTCCCTTTTAGTTTTATATTAGGATAGCTTTCTGTGATTTTTATGTTGTGCTTGAACTGATCTGGATCACGCATCAAAGTTTCCAAGTCAACAATCAGAAGATCCTGTGTTGCGTCCTCCTCTGCTCTTTTTGCAGTTGGAAATCTTGTTGACACAATCTTGGAATCACCAATTGGAACTGCAGGCGTCTTTGCCTTTTTCAACGCACCAGCAACCGGTATTGCACCAACAAGGTTCTTTGCAACTGTTCCTGCCTTTGCAAGCTTGACTGCACTAGAACCTGGAGGTCCAGGCGACATCATGCTGCCTGCCAGAAACTCTGGTGACTCTGTGTCAACACCCATGCCTTGTGCAATCTTCTCACTTGTCAAAGGCATCTTATCAGCAGCCTCTCTGACCGTCGGTGACATCATGGCTCCAGGCTGCGCCATCATTGCCATCTGAGCAAGATCACCTCCCATTCCAAGAGATCCTGAAACCAGTGATTTGCCAATTGCCTTTGCAGATACATCACGAGGCTTTGTGACCTTCATCCTCCGGTATCGTTCCTGCTGCCTCTTTGCCATTTCAGATCACCAATTTTTGCAGGACCAGTACCTTGCCTTGGTACGCGGTCCAGGGTTGGAACAATTGTGCCTTGCACGAAAACTGGCCTTCGCCCCAGGATTGCTGCGTCGAATCTTCATGTTTGGATCTCCATATCGAACAACCTTGGTCTTTGATCCATCCTTTACATAAACCTTGAACTTCTTACTTTCTCCAGGTGTCCGTATCGGCTTGTTCAACGTCACCTTTTTGCCTTGGTACATTGCCATTACTTACCCACTTTTTTCATGGCATCCTTATGTGCCTGTGTGAACGTCTTTCCTCCACGCATCATCTTTCGCATCTCCGACATGTGCTTTTTGGTGTGATGTTTTGCATGGCGTGACAGAGTTGCCTCTTGTCGTTTTGTCAGCTTCATCGTTTCTTCTTAGGACGTTTGGCAGTCTTGGCGCTGGCCTTGAAAGCAGCAGCCGTAGGAGCGCCCTTGCTCCCTACCTTCCGCATTTTCTCTCCAGATCCGCCCTTGATCCGTTTACGCTTCGCATGAATGTTTGCGTATAATCCTTTTTTCCCAGGCATATCAATTCCACATAATAGGTTCATCAATGTCATACCACTCCACCTCTGGACCATCTGCCTCACGCAGAATGTCCTGCTCCATCTCATTTTCTATCTTTTCATAATAAGCATCACTTCCAATCAACGGTTCCGGTTTTGTGGACCTATGTAGGTAATGCATACACTCGCGCCACCCATAAAGCAGCGCGTCGGTCAAGTGATTGTCCAGGTCATCCCTCTCGATGTACCTTCCCTTCTCCTTCTCCTCCAGGTTCCATTCCAACAAGCTCAACTCATCTCGCAGCGCCTCTGTAGAAACCGTGTCCTCCACCAATAAGCGCCCATTCTCAAAATCACTATTGATCAACTGAATATGGTCCAGCTTCTTAGACTTCTCTGCAGGCCAGACATTCAACTCATAACGCTTGTTCAATTCT